TATACTTCTTCTCAAATGAATCAGTATAAGTTTTGCGATTTAAGTTTCGCTGAACTTTAGATAAGCGTTTCTTACCCATAATTATCTCCAATAATAATTTAAAAAATCTTGCTTGTCGCCAGATGTTTTATAGTATCTCACAAAACATTTGGCAAGTCAAGCTCAGTTATAATTGAAGTCTTATTTAGTTTCTTTAACTGCATATCTTGAATATCAATATTCAAGTCTTTATTAGCTTCTAAAGTTTCTAACTTAAGTTCTTCTTGTATAATATTTTCCTCAATTCGTTCCATAATTTTCTCCATTATAAATTAATAAACTATCGACAAGAGCCGAATCGCTTTACAATATCCCACAACCCTCCACCCAAGTCAACCTCAACTATAATTGAATATATTATACTACATTCCCTCAATAATTAAGAAAAATTCACATAAAGTTCACAAAAATTTACATAAAATTCACAAAGAATTTACATATGTCACATAAAGTTCACATTAAGTTCACAATCCCTCAATAAGTTCGCCCTCAATGTTAGGGCAGAGCCATAATTAAATAGCCTGATTTTAATTAATTAGTTATTTAATTATTTAATTAAGTAGAGGGGTATGGTGTCCAAAAAAAAACCAGACATAAAAAAACTCCCTACTAAATTAATAGAAGGGAGTTTAGAACTACTACTTAGTAGCTTGTTTTTTACTAGCTTGAACTAGATACTTCTCAGTAGAAGATATTAGTCCATTGATAAACCTTTTACTAGGTTTACCTTGCAAACAAGCTACTTGCAACTCCATTATTTGTTGCAAAGTAATATTCTTTTCGGTGGCATAAGTGCTAACAAGGTTGTTATAAACTCTACCTTTCTTATTCCAAGTATCTAGATTGATATAATCATTACCTGCTGATAAGAACTTATGCGAAGGCTTTATAGCCTTCTTCAAGTGCTCTTTATATACAGAGATTGTAGTTGCACAAACATTCTCATAAAGAGAAGCATTCTTCTGACCATGAGGAGCACTTGAAACACCTTCTAGGAATTTCTTTGCTTTCTCAAGTCTTTCTTTTGTATTAGCTGTCATAGTTTCCTCCTTTAGTAGCTAATTTATTTCTAATAGCTTGAACTGCTCTATCAAGTATATCTGCTTGATAGGTTCTAGCTATCTCCATATCAGAAGCGTGTTGGATATTTCGAAATAACCTCGCTACTCCTGAAATTCTATCTAAGTCAAATTCAATAGTCTCTTGAGTATCGAGATTATGAACATGAATTACAACATTATCTTTCTTTTTTTTCATATTTTTACCTTTTAATAAATTTAAAAAAATGGAAAAGGACTTCCAAGTCTTGATGTTCTTTAGAAATTCTTTGCCACACATGACACCAGAGTATCATTAAGCTTGTGAGACTGTCAAGTCGTAATTTTTAATTACCCTTGTAAAGGTTGACTTGACAGCCACAAGCTCTTATGATACGACACCACTAGAATATTTGTTATATATTTTGAACTTTAAAAAACTTTGCAGTTTGTAAACTAGAATGAGCTAGTGCAAAGGTGTCTGTGACACTCATGTGTGGCAAAGAAGCTTCTACAAGGTTATCAAGACTAGGAAGACCTTTGGAGTTATTTATTAGAAGAAAAAATATGAAAAGAATTTCAGGGACTTGATGAGCACTCCAAAGTAAAGTAAAGGAAACTATGACTTAAGTATCTGATAAGACTTGAGAAATTACTTAGTCGAAGTCGTTGCAATCATAACTTAGTAGTTCTTCAAAGGTCTGGGGGGTAGGCAGGACACCATACCCCTCCACCTATATATCTATAGCATGGTTATACATTATATCGGGATTTGGGTATTAACCAGATTACTTCAAAAACTAGTTAACGCCCCGAGTCTTATAAGAGTATTTTGTGAGGTGTGCTGTGGGGTTTTTTTGAGCTAGTAGAATTACTATTTGACCCCGGAGGGCACAATATTATTTTACAGTTCAGATACAGTTTTGTCAATAGATTTAGAATAAAAACTCTAAAAACTTGACAAGTCTATCATGTGTCACTATAATAAGGGATATGGCTATACTTTCAACAGTAGATACCTCTGTGAAAAACAGAGAACTTACCCCTAAACAACAGTCTTTTTTAGATAACCTTATTGAAACACAAGGCGATGCTAAGAAAGCTGCTGAACTTGCAGGATATAAAAGTCATTACCATCATGTTGTAAAGACTTTAAAGTCTGAAATATTAGAGTTGACTCAAAATATTTTAGCTAATTCTGCACCTAAAGCTGCGTTTAAACTTGTTGAAATTATGGAATCAAACAAACCTATTATACAAGCTAATAATAAGATTACAGCAGCTCAGACTTTATTAGATAGAGTTGGAGTAGCAAAGATTGATAGAGTTGATGTAAATCATAATGTAAACTCAGGTGGTATCTTTTTAATGCCTGATAAAGCTCCTTTAGATATAGAGGATGGTGACTATGAAGATATTTCTGACTGAGTTTATCTTTCAAGATACTTTATATGCTGGTCCAAACATTATAGCTAAAGATTGGCAAACTGCTGAACTAGCTGCTATAGATAATGGGTTGACTGTAGTTGGTGAACTTACAGCTATGGTTATTGATAAAACTAAAAAGAAAAAGTATAAAGATAATGTTATACCTTTTCCTAAAGATAGAGTATTACATTAATGGCTAAGAAACCTGACCCAAGATTAAAAAAAGCAGGAGTAAGTGGGTATAATAAACCTAAACGAACTCCTAATCATCCAACTAAGTCTCATGTTGTTGTGGCGAAAGAAGGTAATAAAATTAAAACTATTAGGTTTGGTCAGCAAGGTAAAAAGGTTGGTACGTTAAAAGGCACAGCAGGTAAACCAAAAAAAGGTGAGTCTGCTAGAATGAAAGCTAAACGTAAATCTTTTAAAGCACGTCATGCTAAAAATATAGCACGAGGTAAAATGTCGGCTGCATGGTGGGCTGATAAGGTTAAGTGGTAATATGGACTTTGAAGAGTGGCAAAAGACTGAACTGAACTGGTGGGCAGATAGACAACTAAAAATTGTTGCCCTTATGACTTGTATTCAACTAGGAATGTTTGGTTTTATGTTATTATCTTTTTTTATTCTTTCATTAGAATTTTAAATATGCCACAAGTAGGTTCAGAACAAAAGCCTGTTATTTTTTCTTCTAAGAATAAAAAGAAGCAAAGAATACTAGGACTAACTGGTAAATTTTATACCAAAGAAGAACAGTCTCAATACGCAGAAGGCTGGGATAGAATATTCGGAGGAAATGATGGTACGAAAAAAAACAACAAAAAAACGTAAGTCTACTGTTAATAAAGCCGGTAACTATACAAAACCGACTATGCGTAAGAGACTTTTCGAGAGGATTAAGGCTGGTTCTAAAGGTGGTAAACCCGGTCAATGGTCAGCTCGAAAAGCCCAGCTTTTAGCAAAGCAATATAAAGCTAAAGGTGGAGGTTATAAATAAGTGCCACTTAAAAAAGGACGTAGTCAAAAAACTATTTCTAAAAATATTAGAAAACTTAAAAAGGAAGGTAAACCTCAAAAACAAGCTGTAGCAATAGCTCTAACAAAAGCAGGGAAAAATGAAAAGAAAAAAAAGAGACCCAAAAATAGGAACAGGAAAAAAACCCAAAGGTAGTGGAAGGAGATTATACACCGATGAAAATCCAAAAGATACTGTCAGTATTAAATTCGCAACTCCAGCAGATGCGAGAAAAACTGTCGCAAAAGTTAAACGAATTAAAAAACCTTTTGCAAGAAAGATACAAATTCTCACAGTCCTTGAGCAGAGGGCAAAAGTCGCAGGTAAAACGCAACAAGCCCAAATCGCCAAGAAAGGTAAAGAAGCAATAAGAAAAACACATGGCACTCAAAAAAAGTCAAAGAAGTCTTAGAACTTGGACGAAACAAAAATGGCGAACTCCTAGTGGTAAGAAGTCCTCTGACACTGGTGAAGTTTATGCACCAGAGGAACAAATTAAAAGATTAAAGTCTACTCCTAAAGGTAGACGTAAACTTGCAGCAGCTAATAGAAAAAAACGAGAAGCTACTAGAAAAGGTAAACAGTTTGCAAAACATGGTTTACATAAAGGTAAAAGCAAACGTAATAGATGATATTTAAACCTGATAATTATATTAAAAGAACTTCATCGACTATACCTTTTGGTTATGAGCTTGATGAAAACTTTGATGGCTATTTAAAACCTAATCAAGACGATTTAGATATACTACAAGAAGTAGCTGAATCTGTAAATAATGGCTCAATTAGTTTAGGTGTAGGTGTTGATTGGCTAGAAGCTGAAACTGGTAAGACAATGTCAAGACCCGGTTTAAAAAAATACGTAGATAAAACTTATGGAAGACTGGGAAAAAAATCCTAAAAAATACTTGACAAACTCTGATGGGAGCTATATACTAAAGAAAGATGGAACTCCTAAGAAAAAATCAGGACGACCAAAGAATACAGAACTTTCTGATATTAAATTAGCAATACAAGCTAAAAATAAATTAAATAAAAAAAATAAGAAAGTTAAAAAGCTAACTAGAAATTTAGCTAGAGTTCAAAAAGAACTCAAAGAAGAAGAAAAAGTTTTAACATCTAATGTTTTAACAAAGTCAGAAACTAAAAAACTTCCTGACCCTATACAAAAACATTTAGATACTACAGGTTCTCATGTGGCTTTTATGCCTAATGAAGGACCTCAAACAGATTTTTTAGCTGCTTCCGAAAAAGATGTTTTATACGGAGGAGCAGCAGGTGGTGGAAAAAGCTTTGCTATGCTTATCGACCCTTTAAGGTATTGTCATTTTTCAGAGCACAGAGCTTTGATACTTAGAAGGTCAATGCCAGAACTAAGAGAGCTTATAGATAAATCTCGTGAGTTATATCCAAAAGCTTTTAAAGGTGCAAAATTTAAAGAAGTAGAAAAGTTATGGCAGTTTCCAAGTGGTGCAAAAATCGAGTTTGGATTTTTAGAACGTGATGCAGATGTGTATCGTTATCAAGGACAAGCGTATAGTTGGATTGGCTTTGATGAGATAACACACTTACCAACTGAATTTGGTTGGAACTATTTAGCTTCACGTTTAAGAACAACTAATCCAGACTTACCAACTTATTTAAGATGCACAGCTAACCCCGGTGGAGTTGGTTCTCGATGGGTTAAAAAAAGATATGTAGAACCAGCTACTGAAAATAAAACTTTTGTAGGAACTGATGGGTTAACACGAAAGTTTATACCAGCAAGATTACAAGATAACCCATTCCTTGCTGAAGATGGTGAATATGAAAGAATGTTGCTTTCATTACCTGCTATACAAAGAAGACAATTACTAGAAGGTAATTGGGATATAGCAGAAGGAGCAGCATTTGCAGAGTTTGATATATCTACACACGTCATAGCACCTTTCGAATTACCTTCATGGTGGGAAAGATTAAAAGCTATTGACTATGGATATTCCTCAGAAAGTTGTTGTCTCTGGGGTGCGATAGACCCTGAAGATAAGACCCTCATTATATATAGAGAATTATACAGAAAAGGTCTTACAGGCGAAGCACTAGGCGACACTATAACAAACTTAGAAGAGGGAGAAGTAAAATCTATTTTAGGTGTGTTAGATACAGCAGCTTGGTCAAGGACTGGTTATACTGGTCCGACTATAGGTGAAATGTTAGCATTAAAAGGACATAAACTAAGACGAGCTGATAAAAATAGAATAGCTGGTAAAATACAAATACATGAGTATTTACGAGCAAATAAAGAGACAGGTAGACCAAGATTACAAATCTTTAATAACTGTCCAAACTTAATAAAAGAATTACAAGGTATACCTTTGTCGAAAAAGAATCCTGAAGATGTAGATACTAATTCGGCAGACCATGCATACGATGCATTACGATATATGATAATGAGTAGACCTCGATTAGACCATCCTCATGAAAGGATGCTACGAATTAAGTCTGACATATATCAACCTGTAGACTCTACATTTGGTTATTAATATATGGCAGAAGAAAATACACTTTTAAATGCTAACAACATCTATGAAGAAGTAGAGGATGAGGTTGGGCAAACTTTATCACTAGAAGAAGAACAACAATTAAATCTTGTAGGCTTAATTAATGATAGATATTATCAAGCTCAAGAAAAAAGAAATCTTGATGAAAGACGTTGGTTAAGGTCTTATGAAAATTATCGAGGTTTATATAACAAATCAGTCAAATTTAGAGACTCAGAAAAATCTAGAGTCTTTGTCAAAATTACAAAAACAAAAGTCTTAGCAGCTTTTGGTCAACTTGTTGATGTTATTTTTGGAACAGGTAAGTTTCCTATTGGTATTGAAGAAACAAAAATGCCAGAAGGAGAACTTGATGCTGCTCATTTAGATATTAATAATCCAAGTCCCGGTATAGAAACATCCTTCAATCCTAATGAAGTACCTGATGATATAGGTAATAGAATTGATAATCCATATGATGTTGGGTTTGAAGGTGATGGTAAAGTTTTAAAACCCGGAGCTACTTTATCCAAAGGTTTATTTACCGAGTCTATTGAAAATTCTCTAAGTGGTCAACTAGTAGAAGGTTATAGTCCAAATCCAAAAGCTTTAGAAATATCTCCAGCTCAAAAAGCTGCGAGAAGAATGGAAAAACTAGTTCATGACCAAATAGAAGAATCTAATGGTTCATCTGAAATACGTAGTGCATTATTAGAAGCAGCTATGTTAGGAACTGGAATAATGAAAGGTCCATTTAATTTTAATAAAAGATTAAATAGATGGAGTAAAGATGAAGATGGCAATCGAAATTATAATCCGATTGATGTCAGAGTTCCACGTATAGAGTTTGTTAGTTGTTGGGATTTTTTTCCAGACCCAGCAGCAACCAATATAGAAGAGTGTGAATATATAGTTCATCGGCATAAAATGAATAGAAGTCAACTTAGACAACTACGTAATATGCCATACTTTGATAAAGATGCAATTAGGGATGCTATTATGGATGGTCCTAATTATATTGAACAAGATTATGAATCTCAATTAAAAGATGATGCAAGGTCTGAAGATACCTATCAAACTAACTTTGAAGTTATTGAATACTGGGGTATTATGGATGTTGAGTATGCAAAACAAGTAGGGATTGAAATTTCAGATAAAGTTGATGATTTAGATGAAGTTCAAATTAATGCATGGATATGTGGGACTAGACTACTTAGAGCAGTAATAAATCCATTTACTCCATATAGACTTCCATATCATGCGTTTCCATATG